GCATACCTAAATAGATAATTCGGTCATGTCCTAACCCAATAAGCATTTGCGTTCTTACATCCTTCTTCTCACCCTTCTTCTGAATATATGCCCAAAATCCAGAAGAAGCAATCACAGTACAAAAGATCGTAATGATCATTTGAATCCAGTTCTCCATGTGTTTACCTCCATTAGTTTTTATAGACTATACTCATTGAAAGTCAAATGCTAATAAATTTTGAAAGGAATTCGAAAATTTCTTTTACTTTTTGCCAGTCAATTTTCGGTCTATCGAAATTCTCTTTGAAATCGAAATTCCATTTCGTCATAGTCTTTCTTACACTTCTCAGACACGTCAATGCCGCTTCGCTTCATGAAATGATAAATAAAAGCGGCGTGTGTATATTCGTCCTTTGCAATAGCTGCGAGATTTCTTGCAGTTTCGAAATGCTCCATCTCTTGAGCAGAAATTGCCATATCAAGGTAGTCATTAGCTCCTTCGATTTCATCCGGCAATTCTTCATGAAGCTTATTCGTAATATCATCCATTGTCATCATTTTGGTATGTGCATGTACTTCAGTCTTACTTGCTGAAGCGGACATTGTTACTGTTGATTCTTCAATCATTATTTGACACCTCCTACAATGTACTTATAAATTTTCTCAATATCCGATTTATTAAATGTCATGGTTCCAACCATAGGCAAATCAACCGGAACTCCATCGTTTCCCATTTGTTTGAGCAATTCATTTTTTAGCACATCGATGTCAACATTACAGTTCTCGTCTATTATTCCAAGCATTTTGACAACGGCATTATCTTTGTAGCTTCGGATAATATCTCCAGATTTACTTATAGCAATGCCTATCATAGTGCCGGTAAGTACTTTTTGTAATTTATTATCTGAAAGTTTCGGCATCAATTCAGTATCCAAATAGGATGCTACTCCATTTTGGATTTGATCAATGGTAACCATAGCATATTCCTCCTTTATAAGAAGGCCCTAAGGAACTTTTAAGCTAAAATATAATAGTGTAATTAAGCCCCTTAAGGCCTAATGTTCACATTTTAGCAATTGCTATTGCAGTTGCAGTCACAACTCTCTACGGGGAGAGGATTGTATAAAACCTGCGCAGTTGTCGTAGTACCGGTAGTCACGTTAGCGATCATCTTAGGATAGAATGTTGCATTAGCGTAGGTAACAATTGTGTTGTCGGCACAGCGTCTCTCATGCCGCTCATTTGCAAGTTCTGCTTCTAATTCGCCACGGCAGCACTGGATACGATCTTGAACCATCTGGAAAGAATCCTGAGTAGCCTGGTTCTTAACAGCCTGAGCATTAAGAGTTGCATTAATTGCATTTAACTGACCATCAATATACTTGTACATTTCAAGCATTTTACCGTCAGTTGCAGTATTTGCATCTTTAAGGGCGATCTCGGACTCAAGAGCGGCGATTTTATTCTCTGCAGCCATTTCATAACGGTTTACGAAATGATCTTCGCTGCAGCATCCAGAAAGATATCCGCCGCCTTCAGTGACAGCTGTTGCAGTCGTTGCTACAGGCATGCTATAAGGCATAGGTCCATATCCTCCATACATTCCATGATTAAGCATACTTGCTCCGCTTCCAAGAATTCCCATGGTGCCAAGAGCCGTTCCAATAATACCGGTTGTTAAACCAGCTTTAGCTACTCCACTACTTCTTCTTTCGAGTTCCATAATTGTTCCTCCTATATTACTTTTAAAACTTATTACATCATATTACTATTTGAAAATATAATTATTTACTCCAATGGAATCATCCCCCTTTAAAATATTTATAATAATCTTAGCATCAATCATAGATCAAACGACTTTTTACTTTTATTTTTGAGATCCCGTCTATTAAATTGACGCTAAGAAATTACATCTAATGCATTAAACCGGCAAGTTCTTTATACTGAGACTCAGTTAATCGCCCAGTAGCAAGAAACACATCAAGTTTATTCGAATTTACCGCTTTAAACTGAGCATATTCTTCTCCAGTAACATTTCCTGTCTCATATAATTTATTTTCATTTTCAATTATTTTTTTCATTGCTTTATATGCCATTTTTACACCTCCATATTAAGCTCCTGAAGAGCAGCAAGATATTCCGTATTAGCAACGACTTCTGCTTGACCAATTTCAACATTTTGAAGATTTTCTAGTAAAGATTCGATAGCAGGATTTGTCATCTGATCAATTATAGAATCGTAAATATCTTTTGAAATTTTTCTCGATTCGCATCTATATCCGGATTGATCCTGATTATCATCAGATGGGACAAGCTCTTCAATATTTCTACGTTGAATATAAACATTTTCGTTTAACTTTTCAAGCACAGCAGGTTTTAAGCCACAACGTTCCTCTGTCCAGTCTGTTCGCATTATTGTACCTCCTTTGCCATTTACTTACTATCATTTTTAAAGATTTTATATTAACACGTCTTTTAATCTTTTTATTCCAAATGTATTTTGTATCTGTTCTTTTAAACCATCCGATTCTTGACAGAAATCCTTGTGCTTGTCGTACGGAGATATATGTAAGTTTACTTAATTTCGAAACGGATTTGGTTGTTTTATATAATACCCGTTTTCTAAGTATTGTATTATTTCGTGTAAATTTAAAGCCCATAAAATCAATTGGTCTTCCGATTCGTTGATTTCCATTATTATAATCAAATCGTATAACTTGATAATTTTTCTTTAGTCGCAATCGAAATTTTCCAATACTTTTCATTATTCTTATTATTAAATTATGTAGATATTTCTTGTTGTTTGCGCCAATGACGAGATCATCAACATATCGAACATATGTTATAGGTTTTGTTCTTTTTATCATCCAATCCATTCTACACAATAGAAAATTTGCAAGCCATTGTGAAATATAAAAGCCTAATGGTAATCCTTTCTTTTTAAATTGTATAAAACACAATTCTATTAAATATATAAATCGATCATCTTCGATAAATATTTTCAATTCTTTTAGAACAACATCTAATCGAATATTATTAAAGAAATGCCTAATATCTAATTTGGCATAGTATTTAAATCCGTTCTTTTTAATAGCTCGTTCTATTTCTCTTTTTCCATAAATTCCGCCTCTTTTTGGCATTGATCCACAACTAAATTTATAGCTATATTTTTGAATAATAGGAGCTAATACTTGTATGATTATATGATGTACCCACTGATCCCATATGGGAGGACAATAGATAATGCGTTGCTTGCCGACTTCAAAAATTACTTTTGGTTTTAAAAGTGTTGGTTTAAAAGATTTGTTTTCATCTCCTTCAGGATATGTATTAACTAATGTTTTGTGCATAAGATCTACGTAATAGCTGAAATTTTCTTCAATTTTGATAACATCTTTACGTCTTGTTTTACCTTTACGTAATTTCTTCCAAGCATTTATTATAGTCTTACGTTCTGTACAAGCTCTCCATAGATACTTGTACTGATGCTCATGATAGTATATAATTTTATCATATTTTACTTTAGGCCAATTAAATGGATCTTTAAAGATACTATCATGGCTTGCAGAATTATTCATATTTTGTTCCATATGATTCTTCTATTCCTTCCATCCTAATAATTCGACCACCATTTTGGATGGTTCTGCAAATAGGTATTTTCACTCCTGATACGATTAATCGCCAGCTATCCGTTTTTCAACGGCCAGAGGTGTAGGAAAATGAGGAGCATTGACAGATTCACTGTCCCGTTTTATAGAAGCTTTAACACCGACACCATTGTTCCAATTCGCATTCGAAGCTGCATTGTTCAGATTCACATTCGCAGGCCCGTCTATCAGGGCATTGTTGCAATTGCCTAAACGTTGGGCTACAACTAGTCAGATCAACTCCTCAAGTCCCCTAAACTATTAGTTACATATTTTTCTGGAGGAGAGCCTCCAGACCTCCCTCGTCTACTGCACCTCCGGTGCGTATCCGGCAGGCGGTAAAAGAAGAACACCGACACCACCGTTCCAACTCGCAGCCGAAGCTGCATCGCCCAGACGCACATACGCAGGCCCGTCTACCAGGGCATCGTCGCAACCGCCTAAACAGCGGGCTGTTGCTGTAATTGTAGTAGAAATATAATGCCCATCGCATAATCCAGTGCTCGTAGATCCGGCATTGTCATCTGCTTGGAATGATCCGAGTAACTGATCCCCAAGACTTCTTAACTTAGATGCGTAATACCATCCGCCAGAAGTTGCAAATGTTTTTCCGGTATTTATAAGTTTTGCACCTGTCAAATCGTAAATATAATACGGGGATGCATATAGTGTTCCATTTATCAGTAATGTATATGGATCTCTGATATGCTGCTGATAAGATCCAAGTAATTGAGAGTGAAAATACTTGTTCATTGTCGTTTGAGTCGCATCTCCATACCATCCAGGAACATTACCATTAGCTACTTTTGCATTGGCAATTACTTTCTGAGATCCGGCATTACATCGTCCATACCCAGCTGATTTCTGGATATCTGTAGACTTAAAGAGCATGTACTCAAGATCCCGTAACAAGTTAAGCATCGGGCCTCCTAAGAAAACAGCCCTTGAACTAAACTTGTCAATTATCGCCTTCTCTTGATCGCACGTATTAGATGCGATTGGCGTAGTTCCACTTACTAATGTTCTTCCACTTTTATCCATATATCCCATTGGAAGCCATACGCCCTCAAGTTCGTTCTGATCCGGATCATAAAATCCCATAGGAACAAATCCATCTGCTGGACCATCAGCATATGTTACCTCACGACTTTCCTCATCGCTCGAATATTCTTCATGAGTATAAATTTTATTTAGCCAAGAGAAAGCACCACCAGCATATGATGTATTCGCATAATCAGATGCAGTTTTTCCATCAACTTTGTATGCATAGTCGGCAGAACTCATCTGATAATCAGCTTTTCCAGTGGTTTTAACCATATATGGATAGTTCATAAGTGTTTCTGTTAAGAACTCTCCCCAATCTCCAGCAGTAGAAGCTCCATTTCCTTCATTTGTCATCATTGGCTCAAAATTAGAATTTAAGTGTCCGGTTGGATAACTAATAGTTGTTGCGGGATCCCTATCTGCAAAATTTTGATCAAATGCCCAATATGTAATGGCTGATGGAATGCATGAAAGAATGTTTACCTGAGCAATATTATAAACATTATGATCACTATATGGGAAGAATCCATAATAGTAAGTCACTCCATTTACCTTTCCACTATCTATTAAAGTAAATACAGTTCCTTTCTCACTAAGATCAGCAACCAAGGTGCCATCATCAGGGCCAATTGGAGCTGAGCCAGTTTTTCTAACAATCTTAACACCCTTTACCGTGCAAATCGTTTGATTTTCGATAATCGTATCCGATGGAATAGCACAAGTAATTTTAACCGAAGAATCCTGAGCTCGTAATCCAAATTTTACCATATTTTTTGGAGGAATGCCACTGCCTTTTGACATTTCCACACTTTTGAGTATTTTATTTACTGTATATCCTGTTTCTTCCCATGACATAAATTAAATCTCCTTTCTTATTTCCCCTTACGAACATATGTTGTAGAGATGTCACTTCCATTCGCTGTTTCTGAAATAGTAGTGGTTTTTACATAATTATAGCTTCCTTCATTCATAACTATAGTTGTTGTTATGAGGTCATTTCCAGAATCATCTGTTGAGAATACGGTTGTTGATGTTCCTTCAGAAGTAGTTGTAGTAATTACTCCTGTAGTGTCATTTATATCAGTCTGAGAATTTACGAGTCCATAATATCTGTTAAACTCAGTTTCCGTAATCTCATCAATCTCATTTTGAAGATGCCCAGCAGTATTTTCATCCAAAATATCCTGAATTCCGGAAAACCAATTAGTAAAATCCTGACCAGCAGATGTTTCAAAAGCGTTCATCTGAAGTTTAAACTCTTTATAGAAAGCTTCAAAATCAGCCTTTTGTTCTTCGCTCCAGGCATCGGCTTTGTCTTCATATTCATTGACAAATTGTTCCCATTGAGCCTGCCATTGAAGAAGAAGATCATCTGTTGATATTGTTTCAAGAATTCCAGTCACAAATGGACATTCTTCTGTGCCAACAGTATTTGTAATGTTATCCTGCGTAATAATCTCAGTATTTGCACTCCTATATACATAGCATAAAGGATACTGATGATGATTTGTCTCAGATGCAAGCTCCGGTCTTTTAGGTGTGGAACTTGGTGTTCCTTTTACCCATATTATATCATTTTCGCGATTACTAGTATCTGACTTAATATCAATAACCAACGCATCAATTCTGTCAAGAACTATTTCTGACTGATCTGCAATAACCGGAAGATCGGCATCATTGTAGTTCCAAGTATGATCAAACCATGCTCGTCCTGGTTGAACGATTACGGTATTTTCTTCATCGCTTGCTTTTACAATCATCGCACTCTCATAATTAGAGTATACACCATCACTAATTAATCCGTCAAAGATCATTGAAATCTGCGTGGCATTATATCGACGATCGCCATTGTATGAATTATAAAATCCATAAGTAAAAGACATTTTATCGCCTCCTATTCATCTTCGTCATCGTCTAACACAGTAAATGTTGGATATGATTCAGTTCCGCTATCGCTTTCGGAGTAAATAAATTCAGTTACTCGTACTCTTGATTCCATCCCATATCCATTTTCAAGCTCACATATATCTCCCATAAAGAAATCTTCATTATACTTATATAACTGTGCTGTTTCGACTTGACCATCAAAAGATTTTGTTGTTTTATTTTCTGCTAATTTTTCATTTCCCCTTTGCTCTAATTGTGCATTATATTGAGCAGTGGTAAGAGTTCCAGAATCGGTAGTAGATGATATATCTCTAGCGTCAACATACAACTCTCGTCTTGATAATCCACTTTCGGAACTATTGCCAACAACATAAGTTCTTCTAGCAGATCCTTCTCCTTCTCCAGCGACTAAAGCAACATTCTTTAATGCGCTTTGTGATTCCATGTAATCGCTATTGATTATGTTCTCAAAATTTGGAGAGAATACCACATATGGATTTGCATCCTGATTATATGACCTATCAACTCCATTATAAAGTTTAAATACGAATTGACAATCTGAATTAAAGGTTATTTTAAAACCTATTTCGACATTATCGCATATTGACTTAATAGCATCATAGATAGTGTCTCCTGTAAACTGAGCATTTACTTTTAATGATTCGATGTAACTATCACCGGAATATTCGAATATGAAGTTATCAATTTTTCTTTCGGAAATGGAAGGGTTTATGATATTCTCATTTAAGAGTTTCTCAATCTGCCCTTCCAAATACCCTTTAAGAATTGTCTGGCTCCAAACTATCCTTCTAAGAAGAAGACTTTCGAGCGATCGTCCAGTAATTATAAGACCGTTACCATTCTCAGTATCTGAATCAATCTCTCGATTCTCGATTATCATCGCATGCTCAGAGTCGTCAGATACTAAATAATAATCTGGAATGAATTTATTTAGCATTTCAGTACTAGCTGGAACACTAATTTCGAAATCTCCATACTCAGAGTACCGATCAGTCCAGATAAGAGATTTGAAGGCATCTATAACGTCATCGGCTTTAAAGTTTGTATTTAAAGTTAATAGTTCCATAATTAGACTCCTTCATATATTGTTTTATTTGTAATGCTAAACTGCAAATTCGTAAGTCCTTCATCAGCAGTGTAAACAAAAATATTATCTCCTTTTGACAACTGAAACCATGTAATTGGCTTTGCCAAGGCATTCAAGATATTTGTGGTCTTTCCATCACGAAGTATTGAAATACCTTTTTGGCCTTTTGATGTGGTTATAGTTATTTCATCGCCTGCTTCTATTCCACTTCCCATTATTGCTTCCAATTTATCGTCATCAATCTTCATTATTTCTCTAGTTCCAGTATTATAAATTGTAAGACCTTTTGCTTCTCCTACTGCATGAATATTAATTGTAATACCAATTTCCGTATCTCCTTCGTAATAAACAGCTCCTTCTGTTCGATTCTCGATAGATCCGAACTCGATGAGGTCTTCTTTTAATGATTCATTACTAAATGGGAATTCGAATATTGGTTCTGTACCATAGAAAACAGTCGTATTATCTCCATTTTCACCAGTAGAATAAAAGAAGGGATCCGGACACATTATAGAAATCTGGGCCCCTTCCTGTTGATCAAAAATTGATGGTTCATTTGACTCTACTCGCCCAGTAGTTTCGCAGATTCGATTGTCTGTCTCAATTAGAAATGTGATATTTCTTTTTACTGGAAAATACTTATATGTAAGCAGTCTTGTTGCCTCTATAGTCGGGTTTTCTAAAAATACAAGCTCCAAAACAATATTTCTCGTATCGAGACGAGCAGAGTTATCGATGGCCCCGTCATTTGTTGCTAACTCAGTAAAGTTAACATTTGCTTTTGCGGGGCCAAGTCCTGATATACTCTTTATTATAAAACCCGAAGATTCCGGATTCATTAAATCGAGACGGATTGATTCACCAAGATGATTGGTTATTGTTATGCCTTTAATCATAGTTAAATACCCACCTCCTGTTTAAACTTTGTAAACTGATTCTTTGTCTGTCTATAAATTTCAACTCTCGAAAGTGATTTCGGAGAATTATTATTCTGAATAAACTGATAAGTATTGCCAGTCTTCTCATTTGCTTCGTTTTGACTATCAGTAACGGAGGATTTAGTTGTTCTTAAATCCATTGTATTAGAAGCTGCTTCTACATTTCCAGAAACAACTTTAATAGTATCATTGAACATTTTACTAATTGAATTTGCTGAATTTCTAACATTTTCAAGATCGACAATTGGTTTAATAACCGGATCTGTAATATCATTAAAAGCATCGTCAAGATTAATGATATTTGATGCTTTATTAAGAGTAGAGGAAACACCATCCAATGTTGATGTTCCAATATCCTCTCCTGCCTGAGCAGCTTTGGCAACATAACTCATTAGAGTTCCAACGAATCCAAGGCCTGCAAAGTCTCCAACTTCTCCCATCTTTTTGGAAGGTGAATGCTCATCCAGGGCTTTCTTTGCTGCTTCATATGCCGCTTTTCCTAGTGCCGCGCCAGCTGATGCTGCTGCACTTATTTTTGAGCTAAGACCATTTACAAATCCTTGTCCGGCGTTCGAGCCAACTGTATAAAATCCGGTTGATGAATTTTGAATTCCAGAAATTACATTATTAGCTAACATCTGGCCAACTGTATAAAATCCGGTTGATGAATTTTGAATTCCAGAAATTACATTATTAGCTAACATCTGGCCAACTGTATAAAATCCGGTTGATGAATTTTGAATTCCAGAAATTACATTATTAGCTAACATCTGGCCAACTGTTAAAGATTCCGAGTATTTTACTTTAAATCCAGATAGCCAATATGTAGCCGATGCAGTTCCAAGATTTTTAAGTTCAATATTTTTTGTCTTTATAACATTTTCAGCAGCGTTGAGCATTGACTGTACTGCTGTTTTAACTTTTTCTATAGAATCAGTAAAAGCTGCAATAAATGAATCTATACCATTAACTCCCATCACCTCTATTGAATCAGCGAAACCAGTCATTCCAGAAGTATCAAGTGATGCTGTATCGTTTGCTATATCTATTAAGGCTTTAACTTCATCAATAATAGAATCCATTTGGACAGTATCAATTCCACTTACAGAATCGCTAAATCCGGACATTCCTTCTCCGAATTTCTTTAACTGATCGCCAAAGTCGTCAAGGGTATTATCCCCTGTAAACCAAGATATAAGACCACCACTATTAGGCAAATTATTTGCAAGTTCAGATAAAGCAGATGCTGCATTTGCAGATGCTTCTACTGCTTCCTGATCAATATTTCCAGAAACAGTTGACGAGTAATCGACCATTGCTTCTCCAAATGGCTTTAATTCTTCAGCAAATTCAGACAAAGTCTTCTGATCGCCGAATATCAAACCAGCTAAGCCTCCCATGTCTGGAAGTTCGTTTGCAAAGCTTAGTAATACTTCAGCGGCATTGACGGATGCTTCAATTGCTTCTTGATTGATTTTTCCAGCTACAGTTTTTGAATACACAACCATTGCCATTCCAAACGGTATCAACTCAGTTGCAAATTCTGCTAAGGACATTTGTTCGCCGGTTATCTTCTGCATCCATCCTCCTTCTTTAGGAAGATAATCATATAAACCAGCCAATGCTTTTGCTGAATTAGCTGCTGCCTCAACTGATGCGCCATCTACTCCAGCTGTAGCTGCTGCAAATGCTGCTACACCAGTTCCAAGGTCTGTTAAATCCTTAGCAAAATCCGAGAAACTTACATCTCCGAGTAAGAAGGAGGCAACTCCATTTATCAATTCAGCCGCAGTCATGAGTAAGATAGTAGCAACTAAATTCTTTGCCCCTTCGAGAACTTGTGAGTCCACGGTTTGCATAAGAACGAAGAACGGTGTTGCATAAATAGCAAAGTCTGAAAGATCTTTTCCGATTTGAGGTAGTGTAGCACTTATTGCTGTTATTGCTCCAGCTACAATATTTCCTACAAATTCACCGATAAAGGTTCCAATTTCTGCAAGGATTTCTCCACCTTTGTTGAACGCCTCTTCAAGGCCATTTATCTTTTCAAATGCATACCCAATTGCCGCTATTAATGCAATTAAATCAACAATAAATAAATCTAATAATGCTATTCCAGCTACTGCTTCTAGAGCCGCAGCGCCTGCTATTGTACAGAGATCCATAGTGGCCGCTAACGAGATTAAAAGTACTGAAATTGCAACAGCAGATGCTAACAAATTTTCCCATGGTTGATCTGTCAAACTACTAAGAACTAATGAAATGAGCCATATTGCAGCTATTCCAGCAACCAATCCAATTGCTGATGTCAAATCAAATTTAACGCCTTTCATAATATCAAGAGCAGCTACAATAGCTAATAATACCCCGCTAATGGCAACAGCTCCAGCCAATAACCCTTCCCAAGGCTGTTCTGCAAGAAAATATAATGCCGCGGCTATTACTCCTGCCGCAAGAGCTCCTAATATCATTCCGTAAGCAGATTCTATCTTGAAATCAACTTTTGATATTATAACAAACGCGGCAGCAAGAGCTAATAATACTCCACTTAATGCGACTGCCCCGGATAATAATCCTTGCCACGACTGTTCCGCAAGAAAATATAATGCCGCTGCGATGGGAACTAATGATAAAGTTCCAAGTAAGAACAGAGCTATCTTTTCTGTTTTTATTCCTCTTGTTGCTGAAATAGTTTTTAAAGTCTCAGCAAACGAAAGCAAAACCGCAGATATAGCTATTCCGGCCGCTAACAACCCATCCCAAGGTTTGTCAGCTAAGACATATAATGCCGCCGCAATTGGGACTAATGATAAAGTAGCTAATAAAAATAAAGCTATCTTTTTAGTCTTTATTCCACTAGAAGATGAAATGGTCTTTAATACCTTAGCAAATACTAACAAGACAGCAGATAATGCTATTCCTCCAGCCAATAATCCTTCCCAAGGCTGTTCTGCAAGAAAATATAATGCCGCTGCTATTACTGAAACCATAGCCGCCATTCCTAAAATAGTAACAAATGATAATCCCTTCGTTGTTTTAGATACTTCATAGAAATCCAATGCTAATATCGCCAAGATTGATCCTAAAGCAACCGCTGCTTTAAGCAGATTTTCCCAAGAAATCATTGATAATATACCTAATGCAGCAACAATTACACCTATTTCTAAGGCCATTGCTAGTATTGTTTTCCAAGATTCTTTACTACTAATTTGTCCTGCCCCAGCCAATGCAAGAGCTAAAACAATAATTACAATACCTAATGAAGTAGCGCCAGCTAATAGTTTTTCTGCTGGGAATATTGACAATACTGCCAATGCCCCAACTATTACTACAAGCATAACACACATTGCTAAGATTGTTCCAGTTGCTTTTATCCCATTCTTAGATACTGCAGAAGCAAGACCTAATGCAACTATTATGGCAACAAGTCCAACAAATATTCCAGCTAAAATATCTAAACGTTTCTTATAATCACTTGGAATTTCTAACTCGAATAATTTCTTTACTGAAAATATTGTTAAATATAGCGCAGCAGCTATAGCAAGTATTGGAGCTGCTTTAAAATTTTGGCCACCAAGTCTTGAAGCGGCAATAGCTAATATCACCAAACCACTCATAATTTTACCGAGTAATATCAATCTATCATTAGCATCATCTGGAATTTCTAATCCAAACAACTGCTTTAATGCAAATATAACAATAATCATAGATGCTGCCAATGCAAGAATGCCTTTTGCGGCTTGTGAGAATGCTATCATTCCAGCTGTCAATTTATCGCCAAGTAACGACATAACAACTATTAATCCAACCATAACAGCTGCAATTTCAGCTATCAAAGTAACAGCTTTATTCATATTCTCAGAATCTTTTGAATATGCTACTGCTAATACAACTATGGATGCAACAATTACACCAATAGCTATTGCCATATTCTTAATGGCACTTGCGATGGCCTTCCATGTTACAGCTTTTGTTAGATTATTTAAAGATTCGGTTAACCCAGTTACTAAATTATTCAAAGCAGTTTCAATAGTTGCGCCTTTTGTCGTTAACTTATTGAATGCTATCATAGCTCCTGTTAATACCAAAGCAATTCCCGATAATATGGCAGCTGCTTCTGCCACCTTCTTTAAATCAGCAAAGCTGAGAAGAACTAATGAAACTGTTAGAATTCCAATTGCTTCTGCAATCTTTAATATTGTATCTGCTTTTAAATCTTTTTGATAAGCCACCAATGCGCTCTTAACACTTCCAAGGAGATTCGGTATAGCTTGTAAATCTGACCCTAATTTCTCAAATGACTTAATAGCTTTAATTACTGTATAGATAATACTTACGCCACCAGCAGTTGCCACTATGCCGCCAAATGAAACATCTTCGAATAGTGGGGAAATTGTTTCTTTAAACCAATCTACAAAATTAGTTACTGTAGTCTTGAAAGTCTCGATATTATTAACAAGGGCGTCAAATGAAAAAGCATCAGTTAAATTACTGATCCAAGTCTTTAAATTTTCTATCCAAGTACTAAGACCTTCATTTCCTTTTAGAGCATCTATAAGTCCTTGCACAGCTTCTGTAAATTTATTAAACATTGATGTTACAGGTGTAAGATTTATTTCATCCACATTATCTTTAACACCGCGTATATTATCAACGAATGTATCTATTGCTTTCTGAACATCTTCAGGAATCATTTCCTTAGCATTCTTTGCAAATTCTTTTATGCTATCAATAAGTCCTAAAATCCAATTACTTGCATCGCCGCATAAGTTATTAAACGTTTCAATAGCCTTGCTTATGAGTTCCTGAACAATTGGGAGATTATAGACATATTTTATTCCATCTTTAACAAGATCTATAAATTCAGACAAAGAGCTCATTGCTGTCTGAACTCCAGAAGAAACCGTTGTGAATATCTTATTTAATGTTGTAGAGCTATTAATCCATTCTGTTATTTTGGTAAGTCCTCTACCAAAAGCACCAGCTAATGATAATACAAGGTCAAGTAAAGAGCCCATTGGCTTTCCAACCGAAAGTGAAATTCCAAATAAATCAGTAAAGCCGCTAACTACTAATTTTACAACATTAAATATTCCTTCAAAAGCATCATGAAGATTTTTACTGCTTTCTTCAGATAATTTTAATTTAGAAGTTAATTCTACTATTTTATCAGTAAATTTAATTACATCATCGCCGCTAAAACTAAGAAATACATCAGAAAAAGCTTTAGCAACTGGCTTAACTACAGAATATAATCCACTGAATAAATTCTTGGCCACTTCTATACCGTCATAAAATACAGCCATTGGTTTTGTCATATCCAAATTTGTTAGCCACTCGGATATTGCTTTGGCTGAATCCAATACCGTATCAGTAAATTGTTTTGTCAAAGTCTCTTGATCACCGTATGTGGTTTCCATAGCACTAGTGAATATGTCAAGACTTATTTTACCATCATCTACGAATTGCTGAACTTGAGAAGTGCTTACTGATAAGCCACCAGTGATCTCACTAATAGCAGTTCTTGTAGCATAACTTGCTCTTATAGAACCATCTGTAACGCCATTAAGATATTCGGTTATTTTGGCAGTTGCAGTAATTCCATGCGACGATAATGATTGCAACTCTTGTGTAGTTACATATCCTCTATTATCGACAGCATCAAATAACTCAGTTATCGCAGTTTCTCCAAGATTAGTTGCTTTAGCCAATCCAGAAATAGCACTTGCTTGTTCATCAAATACTACTGCTGTTTTTACTTCATTGATTTTAGATTTCAAAGAATTAAGCATCAAGATCAAATCGCTATTCTGCTCAATCAATGGCGAAAAGAATCCGGCACCTATTTTGGCGAACGCAGCCTTAATGTTTGACATTACACCATTAAAGGTTTCATTTGCTCTAAATGCCTGGTCGCCAAATGCCCAGTTCATAGCCGCTGCAAAGTCTTCAAAACTTACCTCTCCAGATGAAACCATTTCACGAACTGTAGCTTCAGTCATTTCTGATTGGCCCTGAACTTCTTTGTAATAATCAGCAATTGTCGAAGCGGCATTCAAACCTCTTGATGATAGCTGTAACAACTGATCACCCATCAAACGTCCATTACCAGCAACTGTTGTAAAAATTCGTGAGATGCTCTCATATTCCGAGTTAGTCATTGAAGCAACACCAACTATACCACGAAGAGCAGTTTCCATATCATCTCCAGCCTCAAGACCAGATGCTGCAAACTGAGCAGCAGCTTTGGCAGCTTCATCATAAGCATATGCAGTATCAGAAACTGAATCCATAGCGTTATCCATTACAGCCTGAACTGCAGTTTCGTCTTTCAATAAAGCCTGTAACTGGAAATGAGCATTCTCAATATTTTGGGCTCTCGTTAAACCTCCACTAATAATAGAATCTGATACATAACTAACTGCACTGGATAGTGTATTCATCAGAGATGTTGTAATATTGGAAATTACTGTCATCCCTACAATTCCAAGAGTTGAGAATCTATTTTGGAGTGCCTCAATTCCAGCAGCAATTCCTGATAAATCTACATCATTAGCAGCTTTATCTAATGTATCAAAACTTTTTGCCGCATCATCAAGATCTAATGACTCTTTTAATTTATCAAGTGTATTAAGACTTTCCTTAATCCCACTCTCAAATTGGTCATTATCAAAACGCATCTCAACAACTCTACTGTCAATTGTTGAACTCATATACTAGTAACCTCCTTCCATGCCGCTTCTGCCATTTCATCAAATATTGGTTGAAGAGCCGGATTAATGTAATCCCGTCCTTGAACGTATCCTCCATTTCTAGTGGCATGACCATATTGTAAAATTACTGCAATGTTTACACCTCTATTGACATTTGAATTATTCCAAATTATAGAATAGCTACTTCCATTTTGCACTATATCGTATGTCCATGATGCAGCTGTCAAACCTGTATCCATAGGGGTGTTAGCAGCCAATTCTCTAACTCCTTGAAGGGCATACTTCTCTAGAATTGCTTTATAGTCCTTTCCAAATGACTTCTTCAAAAGCTTTTCAGTATTCTTAAAGTCTCCCTTTTGCTTAAAGCTGATTATTGACATTACTAATCACCCCTTTTTTTTATTTCTTTTATGCTTTCTTCAGTTTACCCTGCTTTAATAAATTAAGCATTTTGGTATTCTGAGCAGTTGTTCCAGTATACGGCGTAATATTATTTGCTGCTGCGATCTTCTTTCGGAATGCTAAAGTGCTTATAACTCCGATTGCTTTCAAAGCATCAACGATACTTGTGGATGTTCCGGTATATTTTGTATAGTAAGCTGTGTCATCATCGGATGCCGCAGAGCCGCTACATACAATCTCGGTATGTCCTTTTGTTTTTGTTACATAAACATCGCCAAGCTTTGATTCGGATAATTTAATACCGGTAACCTCTTCAAAACCCAATGAAAGCAATACTGATGCTTCATTAGCTGTTGTAAAATCTTTAATTTCTTTTTTTAAAGCACAAGCAATAGCCGTTCTTGCATCACTTGAACAATCGAGTTCACACGGGGTTGTTACTTTATCCGGATCCCAATCAGCTGCTTTAGTTGCTTCATATCCGGTATTTCTCTGACCCTGATCATAACCGTAATTATCATTATTTGCAATCTTTTTGGCATTATTGCCTATTGCCTCAGCAATATTTGCTTTTGGATAACGGAAAGTTCTCCATCCCAATGAATGTTTATATGCAGATGTAATTCTGATTTCCTTACCGGTCTGATCGCCAGCTTTTCCGCCAGTATATTTGCCATTCTCATCATGGCATGCTCCTGCGAATTGTACGCTCATTTTATTACCTCCTTTAAATTACCCTTTAGAATGATATTTTGCTCTTCGTTCTTTATTCAATCTTGCATTTCTGGCTAGTTGTTCTCTTGCACTCATTTTCTTTGGTTGTGTATTTTTAGCATTAACAACTCTAATTAAGGTCATTAATTGATTCAAATGCCACTTTTCAAACTGCACAGGAATCTGCAAGGTTATCATCCAATAATATATTACTTCGGCAGTAATCGTTTCTTTTTTCTTTCCTTTACTTGAATTTTCATTTTTACTGAACCATGTTGCAGTCATTGGATCCTCAATATAATCTAATATTTCCTTAAATGTTGATTGAGGAATATATTTGTATATTTCTTGATTTACATTCTGCGTAAGCGTCATGCAACGAATATAGTCCAGAAGTTCTTCTTCAGTCTTATCCTTCTTTTCAAGAAAAGGTTTATGCCATTTACTTTCCCATTTTTTTAGGGAGATTAAAGAATGCTCTAATTGCAATTTTGTTTCTGGAATGTGAATAAATTCTTCAGTTTCCTCATCCCAAAGCTCTTGTTTCGGTATTGTAATCGACAACATTACATCAACCTCCCTTTTAAATTACATTTATTTAAGATAGTCGCTCAAGCTCGATAAGTCAACTCCGCTTACATTTTCGGATAATAAATCGGAGGCAGTCCCCTCCAAATCAATACCATCTGTCAAACTTGAAATGTCCGGAATAGCAGATTCGATAGCACTTTTAATAGAACTAGTATCAACTGACCCGGAAGAAAAAGAGATATTTGGTATTGAAATATTTGGAATCGAAATACTGGGCATTGAAAATCCTTTCATTATACTACCTCCTTTTATATATTAATTTGATGTGGCCGGAGCTTCATCAGGATCCTTCGGAATATAGTCTTTGATTTCATCCGGAAGTCCATCTTTATTTTCCTTAAGAGTTTTAGCAACTTCATCAGCAAGCTTCTTAGGAATAATTCCATTTATAAATGCAGATGCCTTTGTCGCATCGGTAACGAGCTCCATGAACAGTTCAGAGTATGCTCCCGTCTGATAGAAATCGAGCCAAATCTCTTCATTTTTTTCGAATTTACGGCCATCCAAACTCTTTCTACCATATGAACGATGGATTAAATCTTCAAAGATTTCCAGGATTTTGGAACCGTTTTGCTCATGGGCAAGTCTCAAAAGAACCTTGTCGAGCGTGTATTCTCCGGTTGTGGTAAGCCATTTTGTGAGTTCGGCCTTATCGAGATTGAAATAATGTGTTTCAGTTCTTTCAGTTCCTTCATAGTCTGTAAAAGTAATTGTCTTCGCTAACATTTTGTTTTTCTCCTTTCATGATAAAAATAGCGGAGGCCTAATCTTTAAATAGAAAAGACCCCCGTTACTATAAACGGCTTTTTATTTTGAAATACGATTAGCCTGCTACTTTGAAAATTGTCTTAAGTTCTTCCGGCAATGGGAGTCTTGCTTCCTTTTCCTCTGAGCCATAGAGAATATTCTCAAGAGATGCCAGCTGAGTAGCATCTACCTTTGTAGAATCAATTGTAACCGATGCAATCGGCTTGTATCCTTCTGTGGTGATCGGGGTGGTTGTTACTTCATAGCTGAATGTAATAGCATCCGGGCTGTCATTCACTGTCTCGTAAGACTTGTCTGACGGGGATGCCGAACAGCCATAAATCAAATGAAGCTTGTATCCATAATCTTCACCATCTGTATCATTTCCGATCTTGGTTCTGTAAGAAAGACCGAACGTGCTTCTCTTCTGCTGTCCAAGAGTTACTCCAGGAGCCAGCTCTGCCGTTCCATCACACTGAGCCCATTCATCCGGATATGAATAGCATTCTACAGTTAATCCGAGTTCTTCCGCACTCTTAAGATTTAAATACTTCATGTTGTCAGCATATAATGCCGTATCTTCTGCTCCTGACGGACTCTCCTGTACAGATGTTAATCCGCTCCAAGCAACTCCGTTTGAATACTTTCCGGCATTGTAAAGATAAAGAACACCATGGTCGACACCGGTTTCATATGTTCTTTCGCCGACTGTATCCCATACTAATTTAAACATAATTAGTACCTCCTTTAATAATTTAATGTAAATACAAAGTGATTCAGATCATCTGACGAAAATTTCCGATCGAATTTCCATCTTGGAAGTTTTAAAGCTTTACTTGCTATTGAACTATCGGGATCTTCGTCGATAATTGTGATTTCCCATACAAAAGTTGACAAATACTTGAGGTTATCTGCATTCAGATTGTTCTGCCCAGCTAAGTCATATACTATGCATGGATAATTCATTTCCATTCCGGTTGGGGGAGAGTAGTAACAATTTCTGCTCCCAAGAATATTACAAAGATACTCATGAAGAGCTATTCGTTTCTGCTCCAGTTCCATTGTAGACACCCCCAATCGTTAAAGTGATTCGTGGATAGCCAATTTCAACATTTGTGACTTTCCACTTAGCTCCTTTCCAGCTAATGTATTTAATGGAGGCGATATTCTCCTGCATATACATATCGGAAAGTATACTAACTGAATTATTCAATCGTAACTCGTCATTTTGGTATTCTGATGACTGAAATTTTCGATTATCCCAGCTAATGTCACCAGTATAGTCTTTTTCGACCATTTTGGATTTATACACTCCAGGCTTAACCTCGATGCTTTCCAACCAGAAACCAACTTTCCCATAGAATTTCATCTAGAAAATCACCTCCATTTTGAAATACGATTAGCCAGCTACCTGTGGATCATTCCGAAGAATGGTAAGAGCGGAATACGGCTTGGTCAGGGCACCGGAGATGCGGGTCTCGATCAGGTACTCGTATTTATTGAAGTCAAGGTCGAAATCATCGAACAGGTTCACTTCGCCACCCTTGTCAGCGCCAACATTGTAGTCAGCCAGATTAGTGATCACACCGATTAACGGCATATCAGATTCACCATTCTTAATAGTCATGCCTTCCATCGGCTCAACAGTAATGATCTCTTTCACACGAAGAGCGGTAGCCAGCTCAGATTCCGTCTTGTAAATCTTGTGACCGATGCCATCCTCGATAAGGAGCATTTCGGTAACAACATCCTCGGTGGTATAGAAACTCGGGTTTCCAGATCCCTTGTAATTTTTGCGAGAACGGATAACTGCATTGATTGTGTTCTTTGCAATTGCCTGAGCATCATCATTTACTGCCACATCAACAACAACCTTGGTATTGAAGAGCGGCACATCCAGTGCAATTGGACGAATGTGATCCGTCGGGATATGATCATCGGCATCTGTAGACCGGCCATCACCGATAAGGATCGCACGTGCAATTTCCTCATTAAGCATTACCCGCATCTCAGATTTGATCCATGCAACAACATCGAAATCAGTGATATCGATAATATCATCACGATCCATCTTCTGAAGTTTGTAGATGGTGGTCGGATCTGTGGTACGCTTCAGAGTCGTGAATACCTCAGTCTTCTTCTGCTTACCTTTGATGTAACCCTTCGCACGAGCCTCGTCTTCGGTAATGTTTGCATACTGAGACTTAATACGGCTGAACGGAGTATGGTGTACTCCTGACATAACTTTCGAAACCCAATCCATATCTCTGGAGATCCACTCCGGCGGATTGTTCAAAGACTTATAGTCCGGGAACAGCATATCCGGATCATTAAATCCGTAAGTCTGGTTTCCAGTCGCAGTTACCATACCGGTTGTGTCAAGTGCATGTGCCAGAACCCCTCCTTCTTCGAAATTCTGGTTAACTGCCTCACGGAGAGATCCCAAGCGCTTTGCGTCATCGAAGATCTTCTCGCAGTCAGCGTGGCTAAGATACTTGGATTTCTCCTCGTTGTCAAATACGTTGTGCTTCATTCCTTCATCCTCCTCATCATCTTCATTTTTAGAACTCTTGCTTGATTTTGAATCCTGAATAGCCTGACCTACGATGATCGCTACGGCTTTCTTCTGTTTGTCAGTCAAGGTTTCATAGACGTCTTTTACGGTTTCGTCATTACCGTTTTCCTGCTTTTCGGGCTCTTTGTCAGCCATGTCTTTCTCCTCCTTTGATTTCTCTTTTTCGTTCTCGTCTTTTCCGGAATCCTCTGAATGATAGAGATCAATACTTGATCCTGTATAGAATACTCCTTCACTATCGTAGTCTTCCATTGGTTCACCATGAGCCATTACAGACTCAATGAATGCGCCAGGATTGGCTCCGGCAAGAACAAGACTTACCTCTCTGATTACCCCATGAAGTACCTCGTGGCCTGTCTGCTGAAGATTGTTGGCCCAAATGCTTAAGGATGAAACATCCCCATGCTGCACCTGTTCCTTTGCATCCCTGCCATTTGCAGTATTGTTAAAATAGCAGTAAGCATAAACGCCCTCATCACGATTCTCAAGAATAGCATGCCCAAGGACATCACCAACTGAGTTATGCTGGTGGTTCCATACAAGCGGAACCTTCTTATGATCGTTTACTTTGAATGCATCTCTTCGAATGATACGGCCGTCAGCACAAGTTAAATCGTTTTTTGTTGCCCATCCGGCAAAGTCCCAATTACTTGGCATTATAGTCACCATCCTTTTTAATATTGATTTATTACTAATAAAGTTTCTGATCAATTCATCTATTTTGCAAGCATTTGCTTAGTTCCCTATATGGTTTAGCCTTGCTAATGCTCGCTTATTGAATTTATTGATCATCATCTTCATCGGTATCTGCGTTATTTTGGTTTTCATCCTCTCCCTCATCTGGGTGATTCAGATTACTATTACGAAGTTCATCTGCTTTCGGATCGTCTGATGGTTTCAAACCAATTACAGAACGAACCTCATTGGATGTCATGATCTCATTTCTTGTTAACTTGTCAGACATTTCTGCTAACTGATTAACTGGAATGAGTTTGAATGGATCGCTAAAGAATCTAATTGCCTGACCTTGTGTTCTGGCAGTTTTAGATATCCATTTTCTCTCCATGTTTTCAACAATGGCCGTAAGAATAACAGCAATCGTTCTATTTTGATAATTCAATTGGGTATTCTCATCAGCGGTCCCATCAAATATACTTTGTGTTAAACCTAATTGGTTATACAATTCAAAAGTTAAATCTTTAGCCTGTGACCATAGGTTATTTTCAACAGATCTGTTAAGCTGTGTAATATGCTCCGTAGAATCAATATAACCTATTCCATACTGAGAACCAGTTAACTGAGCCTCCAAACTCTTTCGCCTCTCTTCGGCTTGAGCTTGTCTGGCTGATGATTTTATTGAATATGGCAATTGGATAATCAAATCCATTTTGCCAGCACTGCACTGCTCGTTTGTACGATCAAGCTGATTAAGAACTCTGATCAACCTTTGCAGAGTCGAGTTAGGTTCATTCATTATGGAGTAGAAAGGATTCTCGATAATAGCAGCAATGCTTTTCTCCACAACTATTTCTCGTTTCTTTCCAATTCGTTCATCGTACAATTCAACTTTGACATGCTGTGGATACCATTCAATAATTTTACCGACTCTTAGTGAATAAATTTTATACGAATCAGTTTGATATGGATCAATATCTGTATCAACTGGCACAACGGCTACACAACCTTCATCGAACATAGACATAACGATATCTTGTATGAGCTCTTTTCCTGTCTGATCTATATTTGCTTCTTTTGTTAAAGCATTATTGAGATCCGATTTTATAGTCTCTTTATAGTTACCGTTTTCATCTAATCGTACATGTTCGATCTTCATAGATGCTACATCAACTGCAATTCTATTATAAATAGAGTTTACAATTGTTCGAGCATTATTTCTCGATAATCTTGCTCGATCGGGCCTGTAATATCCACCATATCCACTTCCGTGATAGTTAAAAGTGGGATCTCTTCCCATAAATGCGTTCCAACCATTTCGGAACCGTTCTGTTAATTTTGACATTAGTTTGATCTCCTTTTAATACTTTTTTAAAAATTCATTTATTGAATATTTGCCAAGTTCACTAGTGGCATCACTTCCAACCTGCCAGCGACCTTCATCCGGAATAATTAATCCATAGCCATCCGAATCTTTTTCGCCAAGATTGTATAAATATGCTGTTTTTCCACTATCTGTAGTAATCTTACTTTGATATTTATATCCATTATCTTTTATTTCTTTAACTAAATTCGGATATTTTTCTTGCCACTCTTCTGTATCTTCTGGGTTTGTTCTTTTATTTTTTGCTCTTTTAGAGGCATTGCTGCTTTCATCTTTTGGATAATAATATCTTCCATTTTCTTTCTTTATATATTTATGATTTCGCCATGTGCTACCTTTAGCCGAATGCTCTAAGTAACTTGGAGAGCAAATTATATATGTTTTTTTTTGCTGCATAGTTTTCAACCCCCTTTTATTATTTTCCGGTTATTTTATTTTTTATTGTAACAACAGTATCTTTCACTTTATCAAAAGCGTTCTCAAGAGTTCTCTGAGCTTTAGCAGATGGAGAGTTAAGTTGCTCTTCCATAGCATCAAATATCACAAGATTTTCAAAAGCACGTTCTGCATCTTTATAAGTTGGATCTTCAGAATCAACAATATTAACATAATCAAATGCTAATTTTGTTTTATAATTTAATAATGCTTGCTCGTCTCCGGACAATATTATTTCTTTATATTCTTTGTATAAATCATTATCAGATTTAGATAAAACTGGTCCATCTTTTATTTGTTCTTTGTAATCTTTTTTAGCAGACGACCACGTACTATCATCATAATAATATCTTCCATTTTCTTTCTTTATATATTTATGATTTCGCCATGTGCTACCTTTAGCCGAATGCTCTAAGTAACTGGAAGGGCAAATTATATATGTTTTTTTTTTTGCTGCATCATTCTCCTCGCTCCTTTCGTATAACTTCCTGCATATCATAATTCTTGTTGGTGTTGAGCTTCATTGCATCGCTTATTTCTTTAGCGCCAACTGCTGCTAATCCGGCTAAACCAGCAGCTGCAATTGGAACTGAACCGAGAATTAATCCACCGCCAACAGCAGCTATAGGAACTGCGTCTAATGCAAGATTTATATATGTTTGTCCAACTTGACCAAGGCTGTAAGCATTACTGATCTTTTTCAACTTTTTTTTCGTTGACAGATTTTCATTACTTTGAATTGCCGATACTTTCTTACTTATTGATCGTTGAATAATTCCTTGCTTTTTTTCTTTTGCACCATCGCCATTACCAGTACCCCATGCATAACGTCCACTTCCACGTCCGGGAGGATTATCATCATGGCCTTTACCATAGTGCATGAGATCGTTTGATTTTGGTGCTATGATGTATGTACTCATTTTTTACCTCCTAAGATGATGAACTCTTTCTTCTGTATGTTCCATCAATTCGTTTGATATACTTATGCTCTTCCCAGGTAGATCCTTTAGCACTATGAGCCAGCATGGCTAACCCTACTCCATTGAATTCCTTGAAATCTGGTCTCATTTTGAAATTCCTCCATAAAATTATTCGAATGCGTCTTGGTTAGCTTTGTAAGCTACGTAGGCATCCATCATAGCAGCTACGTTATCGATCTTCTCGTCCTTGCGTTTCTTATAAAGCTTTCTGTTTCCATTCGTGTCTTCAAGGACAATACAATTGCCCATCGCAAATACCATGAGCGACTCATCGAATAGCAGAAGCCGATCTTCGGCCATCGCTTTAAGCTCACCAAGCGGAACTGATTCGGTCTTAGATCCCTGAGGAACCTTCTCAACACCATACGGTCCATTGTCTGTGGACCATCGTTCAACGAATTCCTTTGCATTGTATGGGTCATATCCAAAGCAACGAACATCATATTCGGAATCAAGAATGAATTGATCAAGATCCTCGTAAACATCGATCATGTCAAGAACCGAACCAGGCATAACAATAAGAGAACCTTCCTTGATAAACTCCTCATACTTCTGCCTCATTGCTTTAAGGACCTTGTTAAATGTTCGTTCGGTAATGTATGATCTTACCTTTATTCCAAATCGTCCACCAGAAAGAGGGAACAAAAAAGTAAAAGCACAGAAGTCATCACCTTGAGAGAGGTCTGCACCAAGAGAACATGGCTGCTTCCAATACGTTCTATATCGATGCGGAAGAGTTTCTTCATACGGGAAGAAATACGTATATCCTTCCATTGGAATTCCAAAACGTTTTGCCAGTATATCGTTTCTTGAGGCTGGGGCTTTTTCAGCTCTTTCAACGTCAAGTTGGTACGTCTCATAAGTTACCGTCTTATCAATATTTGGATTTGCTTTAATCCACATATCTGGATCAGAAACTTCAGAGACATCATCTAGTTTATACCACCAAATGGAGACATTCTTAGCATCATACTCGCCCTTTAGAATGTCCATTAATTCCATTTTAATGGTATCACCAGCGCCATTACGAACAGTTCCTTCTGAGCTCATTGCTATGATCAGATAGTCATCAACCTTAGAAGCACCCTGTTCAAGAGCACCAATCACATCCTCACGAATGTCACAAGACAGCCATTCATCGACTGTCGAGTATTTATTTTGGAGACCTTGCAGTTTTCCTATGCTCATAGGTCTTACTTCGAGCAATGAATTCGTTAAGAAATTTTCGATTCCTTTTTTCGTAGAAGCGAGTCTTGTCCGATTTACTTTAGAACCTGTCGTATTTTGAAGTGAGCCCTCTGTTAAGAATTGGAAGAATGGCCCACGCGCTCTCGTAATTGCAGTGCGCAATGGACTTAGCATTTCCTCGGCTTGCTTCATGGTTGGAGCTGTTGTTACCTGATGAGTAGTTGAAGGATCAATCGTTAAACCATACGCCTGATGGCAGGCTCCATAAACAGTCTTCGCGGCACCTCTGGCTACAATCAAATACTGTTTATTCGTTAGGCGTTTCTTTACAGTTTTTCGGATGTAATGACCTCTTCCATTCTTAGAACGTTTGTAAACGCTCCGTTCAACGAAATAGCACCATCCATAAACCTGCTCTCCCCATAGTTTAAATGAGTCGAGAAGAAACATATCGGAGCCATCAGTTAATGTCAGCTCATTCTCGCAGAATCGTATCCAGCCTTCTACTGCTTGATCATCGTAATAGATTCGTGGATCTCGTATTAGTTTGTCTATTCGATTCATCTCTAATGAGATTGTCTCGCAGACTGGAAAGTCGCCACGTAATACGGCATCGCGAAATTCCCCGTAGTACTTAGGCGTCGCCGTATTAGATAACATGTGGTTTCAACTCCTTTTATTTGCTTTTGGATTTTTCAGAAGATCGTTTTTCCGCTTCGCTCGTTATCTTGGCAGCTTTGTCGATCTGCTCATAAATTTCAACTCCGATTTTAAGCCAGTCTTTTGCATTTCCAACCTTTTTCATTGTATTATTAATGACATCCCAACTCTTATCCAGATCTTTTTGCGCATAGCCGGTCATATTGCTCTGCCACTGAATCCTGCTAAGGGCTTCATTTCGTTCCTGAGCTGTAAGTTCATTAGCATACTGAAGAACTTCAGAAGCAGTTCCTTCTCTTAAAACTCTTGCCTTATCAGCATCATGCTTTGCTTTGGCTTCTTCGGCAGCTTTTCTTTTTGCCACTTCTTCCTGAGCAACTTTTGCAGCTTTTTCCTGAGCTTTCTTTTGTCTTTTGGACTCGATAAGTCCGGATAAGCCACCTTTCTTTTTTGTTCCATACTCAGCTTTTACTGTAGCTTTTGAAAGTGGATATGGAGGTCCATTTTTCTCTCCCCATTTTTGTCCCAATCGTCCATGATGATACAGTTCGTCGGAACATACGATTATTCCTCTATACTCTTTCATAACTATATCACCTCCTATTCAAAAGTTTCTGGCGGATCAACCTCATAGTTCAATCGACTCTCATATTCTTTAATCTGCTCTTGATAAGCGGAAAGAACTGCTGCAATTGTAGGTGGATCGAACATGAGTTTTGTTTTCATGAAGACATAACTCTTTACCATGTTAAGTCGCTTATTATCTCCAATAAATTGATCCCAAGTTTCATCATTTGATGTTATTGAAAAACCTTCCTTTGGACCAACTCCAAGCTGAGTCAAAACATTAAGCGAAGAATTAATACACATGATAACATCTGGATCGAATTGAGTAAAGTCATCTTCAATCCCAAGACTCTTTTTTGTACTAGATAAGATGCTTTCCTCATTCGCCATGGTTTAATCCTCCTTGAAATATTCCTCGGCTACATATCCGATAGTTTCTTTACCGGTCACAACCGTCTTAACCTGATAGTAGCCAGGAACTTTGTCAATGATCTCAATTTTATCCCCTTCATTCAACACGGTTAAAACCTGAGCTGTTGCTGAAGGGAATTTTCGAAGTCTAACGAATCCGGCGTTTGCCACCGTTCCGGTTCTTACCTCGGGCTGCTGAACTTCATTCTTTTCTGTTTTCTCCGGTTCTTTTGATGCCGGCTGCTGTGAACCCTCTTCAGTAGGATCCTGACTGTTTTTTATTTCTTCATTTTCCGGTGATTCTACTTCCGGCTGCTGGCTCTCTGTTTCTTTAATGCTTTCATCAATTTCATTGTTCTTTACAGTTTTCGTACTCATTTTCATTTACCTCCATAGACATGTATCGTTTTTTGTTCTTACAACTGGTTCTTTTTGTAAAAGATCTTTATCACCATAGTGAATTGCATTATGTGTGTTATGAGATGTTGAAATGAGATTCTCCAAATCAAGAACACAGTGCCTTCCATAAATGATATCTGCAATTGTAATAGGGTTGATATGGTGGACTAATATTGGCCCATTAATTTCATAACCTTCCATGCCCAAGTCATATCCCTCATCTCGAATTATTACTTGACGACGAACTGATTTCCATTCAGGAAGGCTATATAATTTTTGATTTAAGTATCGATGTCCATTGAAAGTCATTTCCCCAACTTGACTATTCAATTTTAAATACTCAAATCTTTCCTCAAATGTTGGAAGCGTTAACAATTCAGAATATGATTTACTCATCATAGTAATCATCCTCCTCATAGCCATCTTCATCTATGATTCCGGCGTAAGACTTGAAAGCTTCCAGCGCTTTGGCAGCAATTTCCTCGGATTTCTTTTGAGACTCAACCAACTGAGCTTTGGAATTTGCCAATTGTGACTCTGCTCGGATTTTCTCTAGCTCAACTTGCGCTTTCATTGTTGCAAGCTTGAGAAAGTGCGTCACAATTTGCGAAGGAGCTGTATGATTTCTCAATTGCTCTTCGGCTTGATCCATTGCAAGACTTATCATGTAAGATTCTTGACCTTCTGGGGTTCGTCTCTCTGCTTTTTTTCTCCTTTCTGCCATGGTTATTCTCCTTTCTTTATGACTTTCCAGATACTCTTTATAAGAACCCAGACCCTTCTGGCGTACTTTTGCCAGACTTCTTGGGGTAAGTCCTTCGTTTGCAAAAGCTCAAGAAAGGAGGAATCTTTTACCATTGGATTCAATTTTGCCATCCGAATCTGAGCCCTTACAAAGAGAATCTGGAAACCCGCTGGAAAAATCAAAAGTGAAAATATAATTTTTCCTCCGGGGAATTTTTGAAG